GTCGATGATCCACTCTGATTCAATACCCCGTTCACATAGATTTCATATGTTCCTGAACAGCTTCCTGCTGTTGTTGTGTAACTTCCTCCTGCTGCTACTGTTGTTATAATCGTTCCGGTTGAACTGTATATGGTTACAACTGGACAGACAGCACTCGGTGATACATTACCTACATATGGCATTGCACATCGATCACTTGTGAATGGCAGAACAAAAGCTATACTCATCTTCCATCCCGATACACTATCCACGAATCTTTCTGTGAAATCTTCCAATGTACTTACGTTATCCTGAAAGTTCCAATCGTAAGATGGATGCTTTAACTGTGCTAAGAAATCCTTTGCAATACTCAACTGATCCGATAGTACCTCTGTCTCGTTCACTTCGCCATTCTTCACAGCATCCATAAACAGCAAAGAGAACTTATAAGTCTCTGTCTTTGCAGAAGTACTTACATCCACTCCTTCTAATGTTACCCAATTTAATGGATACTGAATGTCACCACTTGCAGCTATCTCCCAAATGTCACCAAATCCCCATGTATTAACCTGGAGGTGATTATTTGCTATTTCTTGAAGCTGCTGAACTATTTGATTTAATGTCATTCTTTTTCTTTATAAAATAGTCCTTAACTTTTTGTTCTACCTTCTTAGATATGTCTCTTTTCATTTAGCAATTGTTTAGTTTACCATAATCAATATCTAATCCATAACTATTCAGACCTTCCCCTAAATACCACCCTTGAGTAAAATTATTAACCACCGGTTGAACTGTATCGATACCATTCCCTGCATCATTGTATAATGGATAGGTAGTATCGTTCTCTAATAAGTACCTGGTAATACGATCAGAATAGAACTCTGCTCTATCCTTAAAGAATGCCATTAATCTATCTAACTCAGCTACTCCGATTGTCTCAGCATTCTCAGAACTGCGAGTAACTACTCCCTTGTTCATGATCTTATACTGTAAGATATACGCTCCATCATGTAACACCCAATACTTTAAAGCAGGTGATACATAGGTATCTAATAAGGTCTTATAGCCAGTGGTTGAATTGACTGTATTGTTAGAGATCTTACTCTTTAAGTCATTGTATAAAGCTGTGCCTAATATAGATAAGATACGGATATCTTGTGTCTCTAAGATACTTGAACGCAATAACTTGATGTCTACATTCTCATCGATATAGGATGTATCTTTAATGTACTGCTCTGATATAAATAATATTTCTGCCATTTTAATTTGTTTTTATTACTACTTGTTTCCAAAGATGTCTACAAAATGGAACACTTACACCGCCTTTATTCCACCATCCACCTCTAGACTCCCACACATCTAATCCCTGTTCATTGTTTAATGTTTCAATCTCTGATCGTGAGTATAACTTATCTTTGTTTAATAAATCAACACAGAAATCTCTGCTATTCTTTTTGTCTGTTGCATCGAATCCTGCTCTCCATCCATAACGATACTTAACTTCGATATTGTCAGTCTTTGAATCTTCACTTGCTTTCTCGCCCTTCTTTGTTGGTTCACTTCCCGAACTTAAATAACCCCTCTCAACTAATGATGTAATGATGTCATTTACTTCGGCTGTGCTAATCTTTAATACCTTTGCGATACTCTCGCTTGGCGTTAATACATCCTTGCTTAAAAGGTCTATAATAGCTTTCTCATTAGTCAGTAATTCTTCAGCAAATTTCTCTTTCTTAAATGTCTCAATACAATCCTCATCGCTCTGCCCTTCATAATCTCTTTCGTATAAGATGGTACAATCAGATGCCTTTATTCCGATGTTATCGAACCACTGATGTTCACACTTTTTTTTTTCAGCACTAAATAATGATGGTTGTTTTGATGTTGGCATTAATCCCACTAATCCTCTAATCTCATCGGCTGTCATACTTTCGAGAACCTTATTCGCTACTAATGGACTTAATGTATTAATTGCATCGATTACAGCTTGACCTGCTTGTGTTTTATCTTGTGTTAATGGTTTTAATCCTAACAGTTCTCTAACTTCTTGAGGTGTATATGCTTGTTGAATTAATGATTCAGGAATACTACTTTTTAATGGTGTTGATTTAGCAAAGTAGATATAATTAGCAATACCAAAGTAAGAAGAGAACTCATTGATAATATCCTCTAAGATTCCTTGTCTGATAGAAATGTATGTCGATTGGAATAACTCATAGGCATCTAACATCTCATTCCTTTGCCCTAATGCTCCTTGTGTTGATACCCCAAATAACACTGGACTAACTATGTTATGCGATGTGAATATCTCCTGATCAACTCGTTTGCCTATCTCAATGAACTGCTTATCTAAATCATTCGGACTGAATGACTGTATTGTAGGTGCATTATCTTGAGATGCGTTGAACGTAATCACTAACCCACCTGCTTTATCTGTTCCGGTAGCTTTCTGCTTTATCTGTCTTTCAATCTGCTTCTTTGCTTCTTCTGTTGGAGGAACTCCATTGTTGAACGATATAATCTGTCCCATACTGAATCCCGATTTGATGTTATTCAAATGGAAGTTAGATATCTCAATGTCTGTCTCTATTGCAGATGTTGCTCCGATATAATTCGGTATATCATATACGTTCTTATCAACACCATTCTTAGGTGACTTCAGCTTAAATACAAACAACTGACTTCCCTTAACTTTGTTCTCATAATCAAATGGTGCTAACTCTTTAAATCCCGTTTTTTCTTCTGTCTGTTTGGATTGTTTCCAATCGTTTGAATAGAAGTATACTGATTCATCTGCATTGGTTCTGATCTTACTGATGGGCATATATGCGAAATCAGCGATTTCATTCCCCAATTTATCATATATTATCTCGATTGCAATCGAATTAAATAACTCAAAATCCTTAATCATGTCATTGATAAAAGGTTTCAGCTTACTAATAAACTTCTGAGTAATTGCTTTCTGATTAACTGTTGAGGTCTTATCATCAGTAACTAAACCACCTCCATAGATGTAGTTAGTCTTGCCATTGATAATAGCATTGTGTTTCGCACATCTTAGATACAACTCTATAAGGTAATCGGGATAGTTATTATCCTCACCAAAGTAGATATACTCCTTATTTTTTACCTCTTTAAATTCGGGAACTTTATGATTCTCAAACTTTATGTATAATACGTTACTGGTTTCGCTCATGTACTTTATATGTTATATCCTGACCATTATAGGTTGAGTAAGATTCGTTTGTTCCGATTACCTTAGCCATTCCTATCTCTAATAAATTACCTGCATTAGCTTCAATCAGATTGGTGCTTGATGCTTGTTCGTATATCTTATAAGTCCAACTGCCTAATGGTAACAATTCAATTGTTCCACTTGAGTAGTTTATTGTTCCGCTTGTTTCTGTTAGTATGAACTCATCATATCGCTCCTGGTGAGTACTGATGTTTGACTGTAAGAAAGTAACACTTACATCGGTTACATCATTAGTAAACACAAACAAATAGTAAGGACTTGTTAAAGTCACTTTCTCCTGCAATGTGCAGATCAAATTAGTATTAGTATTCTTTGTGATTACAAACATCATAAATAAGTATAAGAAAATACGATTTTGTGTAAAAAAAAAGAGCGAACCTTTCGATTCACTCCTCTTTTTCTAAACCTAAAAACTATGAAATAAAAAGGTTAAGCAGGTACTGTTAATGTTGTTAGCAATGCTGCAGTTACAAAGTTAGCAGGATCTTTCTCTTTACCGGTGATTGTCAATGTATAACCCGACATATCTCCGAATGCTTTTCCTGTTGTTCCTTCTGCACCTGTTACATCTGCTCCGTAAACTTGTCCAATCAATTGGTAAAGTCCATTGTTATCTTTTACGATAACCATTAAACGATTCTGTAATAAGATATGCAATGCGTTTCTTTTTGCAGCAGTCATCTTACCTTTCAATGTGAAGGTAACAGATTGGTCATAAAATAATGTACCATTCTCAACACTTCTTTGAGGTGTAGACATGAATTGACCATTCTCTTTCTCAAGATAAAATGTCCAAAACTTTTTACCACTTGAACAAGTCATTGCAGTAATAACTCCTGATGTCGCTGTGATGTTCGCTTGAGGAACATTTGTGTACTCGGTGAGATAAATCTCAGCTACTCCACCAATTGCATCAGCACAATCGATTTCTACTCCGTTAATTATTATACAAGGCATTTGTTATAAGTATTTAAGGGAGAGGTGTTACCCTCTCCCGATTAATTAGATATTTTTGTAAGTCACGATCTCAGATCCAAAGTTAATTTGACATCCTGCTTTCCACTTGATAGAACCTTTTACGTTCTGATCATCTGCTGAATACCAAAATTTAGCTTCTTCATATTCGTTAGCTAAGTCAGTTCCATAAACCATGTTCTGAGGATAGCTACAAACGATACGATCGTTATACTTCGCTTGAGATGTTGCAATGTTGTTCAAACCATGAACAGCTACAACTGATAAGCCACTACCTGGTAATGTAATCTGACCAGTCTTGTATGCTTCTGTAGTGTTTACATTGAAGTTAAAATTATCAGCATCTTTAAGAGCGATGATTAACTTACGGAATGTATCCCATCCACAGAATGCTACTAATGGATACTCAGGTCTTGCCAATAAAGCTACTGGAATCTTAGCATAAACATCATCAAAGATAGTGATAACATTTGCAGTAGTGATAGCTGCTGTTGCTGTTGCGTACACTGGAGATGCTGCATCAATTACTTTCAACCATCCATCCATTTGCTTCAATACTTGGTTACCTGTTGAAGTAGTATCACCTTGCCATACTAACTGCTCCATACCGGAAGCAATGTTCTGAACAACTTGATCAACAATTAACTGTTCGAAAGGCAAAGAATCATAGTTAGAACCTGCGATTAATTTCGTAGATAAAAACTTAGCTTCTAATGTCTCAGGGCAGAAAGTATCTTGCCATTTTAATTTAGTTACTGTCAAAATTCTATCAGAGAAAACTGATGAACCTGATGCGTTAAAAGAACATACACCACCTGCTTGAAAAGGAGCAGTATTTGTGAAGTTCATTACTGATTCAGCATTCTTGATACCTGCAATGATATTGATACCAGGATACTGTAATGTTGCAGCTTGTGTAATTGCTGCTGTAAAAATTCTGTCCGCGTTCTCGCGAACATAATCTGTTAAATCGGAAACTGTAAATCCAGCCATTTGTTTAAATTTATTTAGTTAATATTATTTGTTTAATTCTTTTTCAATTCGTAATATATCAGCTTTGAAAGATGCTCTTTGCTCCTTCACAGAGAATGGCTTATTTACCTTTTCTGTTGGTGTTACTGATGGTTCGTTAGAGATTGCCTTAACAATTCCGAACATCTCTTTGTTGATGTCTTTCAATGCTTTGTTCTCATCAACTAATGACTTAAACATAGAACTGAAATCTACCTTTATTGGTTCGAATCCTTCAAGTTCTAAAGAGAAGATATGCTCCTCAACTTGTGACTTAATAACTCGCTTTGGTGCAGTCTTAACTTCCATTTCTCCTGTTGCAGGTGTTGCTTCTTCTACTGCTACTGGTGCGATTGTTTCGCCTTCAGGTAGTTCTTCAGCTTTCTCATATTCTGCTACAAGTCCACCCATTACAACTAACTTAGAACCATCCTCCATTACATATTCTCCATCAGGCATCGGAAGGATTCCCTCATCTGTTACTACATTAACCGGTACACCTTGTGCTAATTCCTCAGCATCATACTGAACGATAGTTACACCATCCATCAACTTAGCTTCTGTAAAAGATTGTTCTGTACTTACAATAGGTTCTACATTGAATTTCTCAATCAGACCTTTCAATTTTTCGATTCCTTCTTTTAAATTCATTTTGTTTTTTATATATAAGTATAGTTAAATTTAGTATTGTGTAATCTGATTTAGTATTTTTAAGAATTGATCTTCAAATGTTTCCTTATAAGGAACTAAATCAAACATCCCCTCTACCGATACCCCTTTGAAATTACCGCTTTTTACAAACTCATTCCACATCTCATCATCTTGGAACTTGTAAGATATAAACCATGTACCATCGGGAAGATCACTGAACATCTCAGGTGCTTTGATTCCCATTGATGCATCTGATACCCATGAATTTTTCATGATGATACCATCTAACTTCTTAGAACCATCATGCATCTCGTTTACATTGTTGATATAGTTCTTACTCATGAACTTCTCCTGCATGATATTAATCTGCTCTTTGTCGAATATCACATAGAACTCACCCATCTTCTCGTTCCTGCGATAGATCGGTAAGTCGGGAATCATTGCAGGTGATACGATTATCTTTCGTTCCTGGTTAACTGCAAACTGCTCTTTGTGGTCAAATGCAAACCAATTAACTTGAATTGCAGGTGAATCAACTAAGGCGATATAATCAACTCCCGAATCTTCTTTGTCGGGATCAATAACCATTCTGTAAATCGGTAAGTCTTTATCCATATTAATAAGTATAAATAATCTATTGTTTGTGTATTATAAACTTGCTCTTTCTTCAATTGTGTTCACTCGCTTCTGAGATGTGGTGATGTCTGTCTCAACTACTACCGCTTTGATTGTTGGTTGAGAATTACCCATAGCTGCCTTAATCGTTCCATCTGCATTCAATGATGTACTTCCTGAACTCGGAGGTGCTAATGCTACACCACCACCTGCTGAACCTAATGATGCCATAGAACCACCTCCACCACCTCCACCTGTAGAATTAAATTGTGTCGCTGAAATCTTTGCTACATTCGCTGCTCCTGCTGCTGCTACACTGACTGCACTTACTACTCTTAAGATTGTTGCATATGGTTCAGGTAATGATGATGTAGCAGTAAGAGCATTAATAACACCTTGTATGGTTGATATGATACCATTTGTTATAGCTAATGCTTTATTAACTTTAAACTGTTGCTTTGCTGCTTTCAATTCTGCTGCACTACCTTTCTCCAGGTTAGCCATCTTAACTGAAAAGAAAAGATCAGATAATCCTTGCATTGCATCATTACTCTGCTGTGCTATCTCTAAGGTAGCATTTGCAATCTGTAAATTTAAATCCTTAGTTTTCTGTGCATATTTTTCTCTTATTAAGAACTTAGCTGCTTCATCACCTTCGACCAATGCTAATTCAGCAT